AGACAGCAATGGTCTGGACGATACGTTGTGGGTGCTGCGAGCGGTCACCAATCACGACCGCGAGATCCGATTGTACAGTGTCTGGTGCGCCCGGCAGGTGCAGCATCTTATGACTGACCCACGTAGTATTAGCGCTATCAACGTAGCAGAGCAGTTTGCTAATGGAGAAGTGACAGAAGAACAACTGTCCGACGCCAGGGCCACCGCCAGGGCCGCCGCCGAGGCCGCCTCCGAGTCCGCCACCAGGGCCACCGCGTCCGCCGCCAGGGCGGCCCGGTCCGCCGCCGAGTCCGCCTGGTCCGCCGCCCGGTCCGCCTGGGCCGCCGCCTGGGCCGCCGCCGAGTCCGCCGCCGAGTCCGCCTGGGCCGCCGCCGCGTCCGCCGCGTCCGCCGCGTCCGCCGCCGACGAGTTCGCCGCCGACGCCAGGGCCACCGCCGAGTCCGCCGCCGAGTCCGCCGCCGAGTCCGCCGCCGAGTCCGCCGCCGAGTCCGCCGCCTGGGCCGCCGCCGCGTCCGCCCAAAAAGAAGAGTTAGTGCGCATTATATCAGGTGGTGAATACTAACCAAAGGAGATTACCATGGAACCCTGGACAACTACACTTAACGCGATTCGCGAGCACTCACCGTGCGCGTCTGGCTGGGCAGAGTTACTCAAATCACTTGGTAAAACTAAAGCCGATGACGAACCTTTGTTGCTGTCAGTGATCTTAGACAGCAACGGTCTGGACGATACGTTGTGGGTGCTGCGAGCGGTCACCAACCTACGTCAATAAAAAAGCTGGTCTCATTCTTGCCGCCTATGAGACCTTGATGTAACCCAATGTATTAAAATTTAACCCTTGCATAACTAGCTTATAGCCTTTATAATCAATTTAGGCTATATAGCGATCATAACAGGAGGAAATATGGAAAACCGCAGTGTGAAAGGCGTCGCACTCATTCATGAAACGGCGGTAAAGATGTACGAAGAGCAGGAACATCCCGAACAAGAGGTCGGTCAAGTCGGCATGGCCATCGGGGAAGCAAACGGTAAGATCGTGATGCATTTCGGTGATCGCCCCGTCCAGTTCATCGCGTTGACCCCCGTCCAGGCCAGGAACATGACGTCCGCCATGTTTCAGGTTGCCGCGAAACTGTTGCGGGAAGAAACTGAAGCGATGGAAAGGGGGATCAAATCTTGAGACCCCTCGACTTCGAGAAGGACATCGCGATAGATGAGAGCGCTCTGGAGCTGGAGTGGATAGATCATTCCGCTCTCTACATGAGGTACTGCCAGGCCAGCGCTGCGGCGAACAAGTTGGCCAAAGAGTGCTACCACGTCCAGAAAGTGACGTACGCTCGCCTCGCCCTAGAGGCAACCGACGCCCTAGTCGCCCTCAACCAGAAGGTGAACGACGGAACCCGCGACGCCTGGGTTCTGCTCCACCCCGACCACGCCGCAGCTACGGCCGCACGTTTTAAGGCCGAGCATGACGCTGAGCAAATCCAAAACGCCGTCTACGCATTCGGGCACAGGAAGGGAGCGCTTCAGGAGTTGTGTGCACTCGACGCCAGGGCTTACTTCAGTCGCCCCAGGGAGCCCCGCAATCTGACCGCAGAGGTCAAGGAAGAGTGGCTTGCCAAAAAGAACGCTGCTTTGGATACAGCCAGGGAAGCAACTTCCTCCAATGTTCGCGAGCGGATCAACAGCAGGCGAAACAATCCGAATCTGGCAACACGCGATTAGCATTTACACAAACGTGAAATTCATTCTAACAAAGGAGCTGAAAATGTCAAAGCCGGAATCAGTTATGATTGACGATGTAAAGTATGTCCGAGAGGATAGCGTAAAAGCCGCTGTCTGTGGCACGGTCAAGATTGTCGTCCTCCAACGCGGCTGGGTCGTTGTTGGGAACCTTGCGACCGACCCTGAGGATTCCCGCCAGAGAATACTAACCAATGCTGCGGTCATTCGTGACTGGGGCGCAACAAAAGGTCTCGGGGAAATCGCCTTCAACGGTCCTACCAACAAAACAATTCTCGATGAAACCCCGACCATGAGATTTCACGTACTAACTATCATTACCACGATAGACTGTGACGGTGCGAAATGGCAATCGGCTCTTTAGGCGAAGACAGCCAAACATCCCACGGGTACGGGGACGGGTACGGGGACGGGAACGGGGACGGGAACGGGGACGGGAACGGGAACGGGGACGGGTACGGGGACGGGTACGGGTACGGGAACGGGGACGGGTACGGGAACGGGTTTTAATAAATTTCACAATCCGACAGGAGGTTTCATCATGGCAAGAGAAGAGAGAAGCGTAAAGAGGGTAAGTTTACGCGAAAAAGCAAAACAGCGTGCAGAGGAAAATAAGTTTACCGGTGGGAGTAGCTATATAAGACTTCCCGACGGCTGCTCGTTCCTGAAGCCGAAGGAAGGCACGAACCGCTGGGATTTCCTGCCCTACGAGGTAACGATCGGCGGAACCGTCCATGACGGCAAGACCAAGGATGTCGTCCACACCGTGGGTGACCTCGAGTACGTCAGGACGACGCTCGTCCATCCCTACATGGGAGCCGACGAGAAGTCCTATCTCTGCCTGCGCGTCAACAAGAAGCCGTGCCCGTTTTGCGACGAGCGCACCAGGCTTTCCAAGCTGCCTGCACCCAAGAATCAGGATGAAGCCAAGGCGCTCGAGAAGGAGATCAACACCCTCAAGCCGAAAATCAAGGACATCTGGAACGTCATCGACCTCGACGACAGTGGCAAGGGTGTCCAACTCCTCGAGTTCAGCTACGCCAACTGGAGGGAAATCCTCGAGGAGGAGATCAGGGAAGGCAAAGACGAGTGGGCTGGCTTCGCCGATCTTGAAGAAGGCTTCACCGTCAAGGCGAGGTTCTCCGCCGAAACGTTCGACGGCAACAAGTTCCTGAAGTGTAGCCGTGTCGACTTCGACCCCAGGGACGGCTACAAGGAGACGATCCTGAAGAAAGTCGTTGACCTCGACGCCTGCCTCATCGTCGAAACCTACGACAAGCTCAAGGCAATCATGTGGGGAGCAGAGGGTGAGCCGGAGGCGCAGGCGGGACGCGGAGCGGATGTCAATGAAGACCGTGTCGACCGCAGTGATCGCGCCGACAGAGCGGAACGGGGAAGTGCCAGTGAAGACCGCGCCGAGCGTGGGAGCCGCAGCGAAAGGCCTGCACAACAGGAAACGGAGATCGTCGAAAAGAAGGAAGAGCCGGTTCAGGCTTCCACTCGCACCCCGCGTCAGCTGCCTCCCGTTGAGAAAGAGTGCCCCGCAGGGAAATGTCCTGTCGGCCACGTGTTCGGCGTTGACTGCGACAACACGCCGGACTGCCACAAGTGCGACTCTATCATCTGGGAGCCCTGCCGGGACGAAGCCGACCGCCTGGCGAAAGCCAAGAAGTAGTTAACGATTTTGGCTGTGGCAGAACCGGTATTGCACCTCCTGGTGAGGCATATTTGTGGGTTCGAATCCCATCAGCCGAAAACTAAACCGAATTAGCGTGTGGCAGAGAGGTTGATTGCAGCCAGTCTTCGAATCCGCGGATCAATCAAGACTGGTAGGCGGCTGCGGGAAGCATCGCGGCTCGACCCGTGGGTTCGAATCCCACCACGCTAATACAAGAAGGGGAAGGCGCACATTTTCGGTATATGGGAGTGCGTCGAGTGGGTAAGGACAATCATGTACTTTCGGGACATGTGAGGTTAGGCCCACACTAATTCAAGTCAACCAACCAAAAGAGGGCGTAATGAGCAAGCAACTGCCGAAGCCGACGGAAGAAGAAAAACACAAATACATGACGATGACTGAGGCGCTGGAGTTCGCTGAAAACGCTGGCTTCTCGGTCACTCGCCCCACCATCATTTCCTGGGTAGACAAGAAGAAGTTGGGCTTCCAACCGGGTGGCACCGACAGCAACTGGTGGGTCTACAAGGACAAGTTCGAAGCATACGTTCTGGAGATGGTTAGGGGGTGCGATGACAAGACAGCTACCAACTGACGCCAACCCAGTGGTCACTCCTGTTACAACCGACACCGCTGCGCTGGTCGAACAGGTGGTGAAGAGCGGACGCAACGCACCAGTCCCCCTTCCCCGGCAGCAACGTGTAGTCCCTGAAGATTCATTGGTTCCAACAGGGGCCACAATGCTTAACCTCGCGTGTAGTGACACTGAGGTGGGCGGTTGGATGCTTGGCGGTTTTGCTACCCTTCCTGGCGGAAGCGCTGCGGGTAAAACAGTGTTGGCGCTCACGACCTTGGCAGAATGTACCTATCTCCCGCGCTTCAACGACTATCTGCTTATCCATGACGACGCCGAGGAACGCCAGAGTTTCGACCTGGAATACCTGTTCAGTAAAAAGGTTAACCATCGTATTAGTTGCCCTCCGTTGGGAAATAGCAAAACCATCCAGGCATTCGAAGCCAACGTTCTCACCCTCCAGAAACAGAAAAAGAAATTCATTTATATCCTCGACAGCCTCGACAGCCTCGCCAGCAGCGAGGAGCTCGAAAAGGAGATGTTGAAGGCGTTGGCGCTTGCCAAGTCAGACGAAGCCGCAAAGAAGATAGCTGGCTCGTTTGGTATGGAGCGCGCCAAGATTGCCGGTCAGATACTCAGGATGACAAACAATTACCTAGAAGAATCCCAATCCCTCATCATCATAACCCAGCAACTCAGGAACAATGTGGGTGGGGGTATATTTGACCCTGAATATATCACGTCCGGCGGTAACGCTCCGTTCTTCTACAGTAACCACCAGGTTTGGTTGACTAAAGGTGGGCAGCACAAAAGAAAAGAACTGGTTGTTGGAAACCATGTCCGTGCCAAAATTGTGAAGAACAGCGCCACCGGGAAACTTCGTAGTGTTGAGTGGGACGTGTTTAACGATCGGGGGGTGGACGACATTGGTTCCATAATCGATTGGGGTGTGGATTGGGGTGTTTGGAAAGAACGAACAATCCAAGGGGTAAAAGGCTTCTGCATCCCTGAATTAGATTTATTCGAACCTACTCGCACCAAACTGATTTACGCTGTTGAGGACAGGAACCTTGAATCCCAACTCAGGGTGCTGGTAGGTGTTGCGTGGAGGCGGTTGGAGGACACACTCAAAAGCGACAGGAAACACCGTTATGAGTAGTCCAAACGCTCGGTTGGTCCCAAGGTACAAACCTTTCCCCTTCATTTTCCCTGCCGCCATCTTTACCGCTAACCCCGTCAGGAAGCAGTTGTTCCACATCGGCTCTGAATTTCTCGAGGTGTGCCGAGCGGCCGTACGTGGCGACTGGCAGCACTGCGCCATTGAGTGTTGCGACCTCATTCATTCCACCGAAACCCTGCTTCGCATCCTCGAGGACCGAAAAGCCGTTGTCCTTGAGCGCGCAGGACGGCAGACCGAAATGAAGAATCGCGCCAGGGGGTATTATGGGAAGGACTAATTTCCCGTCAAAACTGTTCATGGGTGTAGACCCGGGGAACGACGGAGGCATGTCCCTAATTGATGCCAACGGCCGAACAATCCACTTCAACAGAATCGTTGACATCAACGGAATAATTAACTTCTTTGTCTTCGTCGCCCACCTACGTGGTACCGACGACATCGTGTGTTGCTACGAAGAATATCGTGGCACCCAGGCCGCAGTGAGCGCTCGAAGCGGGGGTCGATACGTCGGTATCTTCGAGACGTTATGTTGTATCCACGACATCCGGATGGTCAAGACGCCCCCACAGACTTGGAAGGCCCACCACAAGTTAATCGTGCATCAGCCGAAAGGTGCGCCGAAACTGGGTGAAGCCGAAAGGTATGCCATGTCGAAGAGGAAGTCGATGGAGATGGTTGCCGCGTGCTTCCCAAGTGTAAACCTAGTGTTTCCAAGATGTAAGGTTAAGCACGAAGGTGTTGCCGAGAGTTTGCTGATCGCTGAATACGCCAGGCAGATAAATCTCTAGTTCCAAACCAAGGAGGCCGTGATGCGAGTGTTTTATACATACGAGAAACCGGGTAGTCCTGTTGCTGTGTGGTCGGGTGAAAGCCTGGCCACAGTTGAACGCAACGCCTTTGAACAAGGGCTCCACGAGTTCTGGGTAATCGACGAAGAAGGTACTGAGATTCACTTTGTCCTGTTCGACGGCAGGTTCCGCAAGACGGACCAGAACAACCCCGGGGTCCCACGGCTGACAGGAAAAGGCGAAGAATTCTTGTTTCCCAGTGGCCTGATCTAAAATAAAACCTTGCATTTATCCTTTATATCCTTTATAATATATTTATAGGATGCAATAACGGAATAAGGGAGGATGCAATGGCAATCTACGTGAAGGGGCTCAGGAGGCCCACGCAGGAGCTGATCGACGGCATCGAAGGGATGATTAGCTCGAAAGAAGACAGGATCGGCAACACGGAAGACGCAGCGCTCCTTGAAACCCTCGAGACGCAGCAGGACGCCCTCCAGAAAATGCTTGACGCCGTGCAGGAAGCATTTGACATCTTCGAAGTCGCATGGGAGGACGAGGCATGAAAAGCAAGTTGGTAAGACCGCCCGTTAGCTAACCCTGGTGCCCCGATTACTTGTCACAACGGCAAGAACGGAATCCTGCGCTGGCGTGAGAACGCCAAGACTTGGACACTGATAAGGAGCACGACATGACTTGGACACTGATAAGGAGCACGACATGACCGCTGCCAAACCGTTTAGCTTGATGAGGGCGTGTGAATGTCCGCTCGAAAAGCTCCGCTTCCCCATGTACGCCAGCTACAAGTTGGATGGAATACGTGCTGCCATGAAGGACGGTGTCGCCATGAGCCGTAGCATCAAACCTATCCGCAATCGCTTCATACAGGATTATCTCCAGCAATGGGCGATCAACGGTCTCGACGGAGAGCTCGTGGTTGGCAGCAGTTTTCAGGAATCGACGTCTGGTATCATGAGCGCTGACGGAAGTCCTGACTTCACGTATTACGTTTTCGACCTGTGGCACCTCGCGTTGAGCTATGAGGTCAGACTTACCATGCTCCGTAGGCGCTACCGGGGGAACGCCGGTCTACGAATTGTTGTGCTTAACCAGGTGTTGTGTCATAGCGTTGCTGACGTCCTGGCTTTCGAGAAAGAAGCGCTCGAGGCGGGACACGAAGGCATCATGATACGAAGTGTCGATGGCCCCTACAAGTTCGGGGACTCCACCGAGCGTGAGCAATACTTGGTCAAGCGGAAGCCCTTTGTCGACGAGGAGTGCGAAATCATCGGCTTCGAAGAGCAGCTGCAAAACACCAACGAACTGATCGACGGCGAGCGCAGCGGACACCTGGCTGGCCTAGTTGGGAAGAATACGTTGGGAAAGTTCTTGGTCAAGTCTGACAAGTGGGGGGAGTTCGCGGTTGGAACCGGACAGGGCCTCACGAAAGAGCTGCGCCAGCAGATCTGGGATGACAGCGACCGCTACCTGGGTAAGCTCATCAAGTTTAAATACCAGGATTACGGGATCAAGAACAAACCCAGGCTTCCAATCTTTCTCGGCTTTCGCGATAAGGACGACCTGTAATGGCGGACATGTCGAAGCAACCGATCGAGTTTCTCAGAGACTACATACACCGTTGCAACGTTCTTAAACTGACTGACGGTAAGAATTATGTTGCCGCCGTTGCGGAGTTGGAAAGGAGGAACAGTGATTCAAAAACTGAGGGTTAGAAATTTCCAGAGCCATCGCGACACCACGATTGAGTTTCACCCCGGTGTCAACGCGTTTGTCGGAGTGAGTGGTGCCGGGAAGACGGTTTTGATGCGAGCGTTGCTTTGGGTCATCACGAACAAACCATCAGGCGAAGAATTCCGCAGCCACTGGGGAGGTGACACCTGCGTTCAACTTTGGGTTGAGGATGTCTGCGTCGAGCGCGGCAGAACAAACTCGGACAACTATTACGCCGTTGAGCGTCCCGACGAAAAGAGAAAGGAATTCAGAGCATTTGG